GATTCCGCGCATAAGCTGGAAGACCAACTGGCGCAGGCCGGCGTGCCGGACAAGCTGCGCCCGCTGATGGTGTCCATGAACGTGACGCCGGACGAGCTGCAGGCTGTTGTAGGGCAGCGCGGATACTTCCCGGCCGATATGCCGGTAAAGGATTACCCGATGGATTTTGTGGACGGCTGCCTGGTCGCTGCATGGGACCAGGTCGCACAAATGATCGTAAACAACCGTGACGTACCGTTTTAACAGAAAGGACTTGAGCAGATGGAAAACTATGCAAATGATGCCGGCCGTGAATTTGGCTGGGACGATGAAATTCAAAATGACAGCCCGGACCTTGTGCTTTTGCCGGAAGGCGAATATCCCTTCGAGGTCACAAAATTTGAACGGCAGCGGCACCCCGGCAGCGCGAAGCTGCCGCCCTGCGCCATGGCCCTGCTGACCATTCAGGTCGACGGCGGCGAAAAAGGCCGTTCCGTTGTGACGCACCGGCTTTACCTGCATACGCGGACGGAAGGTCTGCTGTGCGCATTCTTTGAAAGCATCGGCCAGCGCAAGCACGGGGAAGCCCTGCGTCCGCGCTGGAACGAAGTGAACGGCAGCCGCGGCCGCTGCCGCGTCGGCATCCACGAATACACCAACAAATACGGCGATAAACGGCAGTCAAACGAGATCACCCGCTTTCTTCCGCCGGAAGAGCCGAAGGCGGCGCAGGGTCAGGGCTGGACCCAGGGGAGCTTCTGATGGGCGCGCTGCAAATGCGGCCCTATCAGCAGGCGGCCCGCGAGGCGATCCATGCCGAGTGGAACGATGGACGGCGCCGCACATTGCTGGTGCTGCCCACCGGCACGGGCAAGACCATCGTATTTGCAGCGGTGACGGAGGACCAGGTGCGCAGCGGGAGCCGCGTCCTGGTCCTCGCGCATCGCGGCGAACTGCTGGAACAGGCCGCGGATAAAATCAAACGGAGCACGGGGTTGGCGTCGGCTGTGGAAAAAGCAGAACAGACCTGTCTGGACAGCTGGTGCCGTGTAGTAGTGGGCAGCGTGCAGAGCCTGCAGCGGCCCGCAAGGCTGGAGCAATTCCCTGCCGACTATTTTGGTACCATCATCATCGACGAGGCACACCACGCGATCACAGACGGATACCAGCGCGTACTGGAGCATTTTCCGGAGGCAAACGTACTAGGCGTGACGGCTACTCCGGACCGCGGAGATATGCGCAACCTGGGCGAGGTGTTCGATTCCCTTGCTTACGAATACAAACTTACGCAGGCGATCCGAGAGGGGTACCTGTGCCCGATCCTGGCCCAAACCATTCCGCTGCAGCTGGACATCAGCCAGGTCGCGCTCAGCGGCGGAGATTTCGCAGTGGGCGGGCTCGGCACTGCGCTGGACCCGTATCTGGAGCAAATCGCGGCAGAGATGCAGACGGCATGCGCGGGGCGAAAAACCGTTGTATTCCTGCCGCTTATCAAAACGAGCCGGAAGTTCCGGGACATCCTCAACAGCAAGGGGTTTCGTGCGGCAGAGGTAAACGGGCAGAGCGAGGACCGGACAGAAATTCTGTCCGATTTTTCAAACGGCAAATACAATGTCCTGTGCAACAGCATGCTGCTGACCGAGGGCTGGGATTGTCCCAGTGTAGACTGCATCGTAGTGCTGCGCCCCACCAAAGTGCGCAGCCTGTACAGCCAGATGGTTGGGCGCGGCACGCGCCTGTCTCCGGAGACGGGCAAAAAGGATCTGCTTCTGCTTGATTTTTTGTGGCTCACGGAACGCCATGAGCTGTGCCGCCCCGCGGACATCATCTGCGAAAACCGGGAAGTTTCCCAAAAAATGACGGAGAATCTGGCGCAGGCCGGATGTCCGGAGGATATCGAGCAGGCTGCTGAACAGGCCAGTGCGGATGTTGTCGCCCAGCGGGAGGAAGCCCTGGCAAAGCAGCTCGCGGAAATGCGGCGGCGCAAGAAAAAGCTGGTGGACCCGCTGCAATATGAAATGAGCATCCAGGCCGAAGACCTGACGGGATATGTGCCGTCCTTCGGATGGGAGATGGGACCGCCCAGCGAAAAACAGACCGCGGCGCTGGAAAAGTTCGGCATTTTACCGGACGCTGTTGAAAGCGCAGGCAAAGCCCAAATGCTCCTGGACCGGCTGAACAAAAGACGCGGCGCCGGGCTCACGACCCCGAAACAGATCCGATGTTTGGAGAAGTATGGTTTTCAGCACGTAGGCACCTGGCAATTTTCGGATGCAAAATATATGATCGATCGGATCGCCGCCAATGGATGGCGTGTTCCTCAGGCAATAACCCCAAGCGAATACAAACCCGTGACTGTGTGGTGAATTTATGGAAAATCAAAATGATCTGTTGGCGGCGCTGGAATACGTGCGGGCCGGAAACCTTACCTACGATGAATGGACAGCCGTTGGCATGGGGCTGAAAGAAGCGGGGTTGCCCTGCAGCGTGTGGGACGACTGGAGCGCGCTTGACAGCCAGCGGTACCACAAGGGAGAATGCGCCCGCAAATGGGAGACCTTCAGGGGCGCCAGCGGTGCGCCCATAACGGAAAACAGCATTTTTAAAATGGCCTATGACCGCGGCTGGTCCGGCCCGGTTGGGCATGAACTGAACTGGGACGATGAAATTTCCGCTTCGCATTCAGAAACGATCGTAGACCGCCGCTGGGTGGAAGGCCGTGAACTCCACATCCCGGAACACTGGGACCCCGCCCGTCAGCTGATCGAATACCTGGAAACGCTGTTCGAGCCCACGGAAAATGTGGGTTTTGTCACCGCCAGCTGGATGCGCGATGGGCGGTATCTGCCCACACAAGGGTGCTGGGACCGCACGGCCGGTCAGCTGATCGAAGCCTTGACCCACTGCGGCGGAGACATTGGGGCGGTCGTAGGAGATTATGACCCGGAGGCCGGCGCATGGATACGCTTCAACCCTCTGGATGGTCAGGGTTGCAAAAACGACAACGTGACGGAGTACCGCTACGCTCTGGTGGAAAGCGACGGCCTGGACATCGAGACGCAGAACGCCATCATCCACCAGCTGGAGCTGCCGTGCGCGGCGTTGGTATACAGCGGCAAGAAAAGCCTGCATGCCATCGTGCGCGTGGACGCGCCGGATTATGCCGAGTACCGCCGCCGGGTGGATTACCTCTACTCTGTGTGCCAGAAGAACGGGCTGGTACTGGACCAGGCCTGCCGCAATCCCAGCCGGCTGTCACGCATGCCGGGAGCCATGCGCGGGGAGCAAAAACAATATTTGCTGGAAACCAATTTCGGCAAGGCGAACTGGGGCGAGTGGAAGGATTGGGTGGAATCTGTTACGGATGATCTGCCTGATACGGAGAGCATGGCCGCGGCGTGGGAAAACATGCCGGAGCTGTCCCCGGCTCTGATCGAGGGCGTGCTCCGCCAGGGACACAAGATGCTGCTGGCGGGACCCTCCAAGGCCGGCAAGAGTTTTGCGCTCATTGAACTTTGCATCAGCATTGCGGAGGGTGTGCCATGGTTCGGACGGTTCCGCTGTGCACAGGGAAAAGTGCTGTATATCAATCTGGAGCTGGACCGTGCGAGCTGCTTTCACCGCTTCCGTGACGTATACACCGCAATGGGGCTGAACCCGGAGAATCTGCGCAATATCGACGTGTGGAACCTGCGCGGGGCCAGCGTACCCATGGACAAGCTGGCGCCGAAGCTGATCCGCAGGGCCGCAAAAAGCGGATACATCGCCGTGGTGCTGGACCCGATCTACAAAGTTATCACCGGCGACGAAAATTCGGCCGACCAGATGGCGAAATTCTGCAATCAATTCGATTTGGTGTGCCGTGAGCTTGGGTGTGCGGTGATCTATTGCCACCACCACAGCAAGGGAGCACAGGGCGGGAAACGCAGTATGGACCGTGCGTCCGGCTCCGGCGTGTTCGCGCGAGACCCGGACGCCATGCTGGATATGACGGAGCTGGAGCCCACCGAAGCGATCCGCACACAGATGAAGAACCGTGCAGCCTGCGCTGCGTGCTGCGAACTCCTGGACAAACGCGGCCACGGTGACGCATACGGCCCCGATGATGCATTGAGCAAAACCCAGATGCTGGCCATCTGCAAAGACCGCCTCGGTCAGGCGGACCTGCGTATGCTTGACGCCGAGATCGAACGCGCTGCTGCCCATGCAATGGAAAAAACGGCATGGCGCATCGAGGGCACGCTGCGTGAGTTCGCCCGGTTTGCCCCTGTAAATCTCTGGTTTGACTATCCTGTTCACCAGTTGGACAGCGGGCTGTTGGAGGACCTGCAGCCGGAAACGGACTTCCGCACAGCGGGCCGTGCGGGCGCCGCAAAACGGTGGGCTGCCACGGACAAGGAGGACACGGCAAAGAAAAACCGTAAGGAGTTGGCCACGGCTTTCGAGGCCTGCACTATGGACGGCGAGGTGACTGTCTACGCGATGGCCGAGTACATGGATCTAAAACCCCGAACAATAAAGCAGCGGCTGAAAGCGGATGGCGGATACTGGATCGATGGAGAAAAAGTAGGCCGCAAAGAACCCGGATACAAGGGGTAAGTGAATTTACAAACAGTATTAAACTGTTTTACTATTTGTAATCTTTTTGCAGTCATAGGCCTATTTTTGCACGACACTGCACACTGCAAAATTGCAGTTATAGGCCTATAAACTGCAAAATTGCAGTCGTTTATAGCCCTATATATTATATATACGCGTTTGTGTGTGGGTGTCCCCCCAAGTGTGGGGGGCTTACACCGCCCCCACACCTTGGAGGGCCCCTCCCACACATGGGGCGCCGAAAAAAGAAAGAAGGAAAACGAAATGGAATTTTTCCTGCCGATGATACCGCCCACGGTAACGCACCACGACAAGGAATTACGCGCATTCATGAAAGACGGAAAGCCACGGGCTGTGCTCCATGATTCTGCTGAACTGAAAAACGCACGTGCAAAGCTGCATGCCCATCTTGCTGCGCATCGGCCGCCGGAGCGTATGACGGGAGCGGTGAGGCTTTGCGTAAAATGGTGCTTTCCTGTCTGCAGCGGACATCACGACGGCGAGTACCGTACAAGCAAGCCGGATACGGATAACCTGGAAAAGCTGCTCAAGGATGTTATGACGGAGCTCGGCTTTTGGATGGATGATGCCCAGGTGGCAAGTGAGCTGTGCGAAAAATTTTGGGCAGAGATCCCGGGCATTTATATTTTGTTGACTGGATTGGAGGAATAGACCGTGGACAATCTGATAGACCGCGCCGAATTATATAAGCATATCGCTGAACTGGAAGAACTTGCACGGAACCGAGTGTGCGATACGCCAACTAACAGCCCCGCGTATATGCGATATGTGGCACAGCTGAATGAGCGGACATATCTAAAGCATGAAATAGCAGACGCCCCCACCATCGACCCGGTGCACGCGGCAGGCGCGTGCTACTGTCGGGAGTGCAAGCACTGGCAAGAACCCTATGACTATTGCAAAGAGTTTGCGGCAGAGCGCAATCAAGGTGATTTTTGCAGCTACGGCAAGCGCCGGGAGGATTGATATGGAAAGATATACATACTTTGACGGTGGGAAATGGCGGCTTAAAATTGGCGATACAGAATACAGTGGAGACTGGGTTGACCGCCTCGCCGCCTACGAGGAAACCGGGCTGGAGCCGGAGGATATGAAAAGAGCGTTTAACGAGGATGCAATACTAAAATTAGCCGGGCAGGCACTTGGCATGTCACCTGACCGGCTCCGCGAGCTTGCGCAGGCGGAGAAAACGGGACAGCTTGCGAAATTTCCGTTCATCGCGATGGTGGAACGATCGTTGCGTGATGGAACGATGAAACCCATGTCAGACCAAAAGCACAATGGCAGATATGCTGTGGTATACAAGTCAGAGCGCTGGACTTCTCCGCTCATTGACATCTGCGGGACACCGTATAATACGGAACAAGCTGTTGAGCGAATGCACGTGGTTTCTCGCGAAGCCGCCGAGGCCGCGCTGAAGGAAAGGGAGGCTATACAGAATGTTTTGGATAAACAAGACAAGGGCTGAAAAAGCAGCGAAGATTATTGCAGGATATTGCAATAAACAAACGAATTGCGATAAGTGTAGGTTTGCAGATGAAAACGGTGATTGTACGTTGCAAGCAAAAATTCCATCGGATTGGGAAATGCCGAAGGAGGGCGTACAGCATGAGTGAATTTGAACGGCAGATTTATGCAGACCTGAAATCCACAGACCGTGTCTCGCTCTGGGTGGCTAAGTGCATGGAGCTTGCAGAATTTTCATGCATCTTAACGGATGAAGATATTGATGGAATTGCGATGGTATACAAAACGATGCGAAAGAAGGATGACCCATGCAAATCTTGATAAATCTGGCGGTCTTGGCCGTCGCACTGGCGGTTGTGGTCACGCTGGCCTGCATTGCCGCGGGGGATGGACGATGATAAACGAGGCCGATAAAAACGAAATGTGCCGAATGCGCAGGCTTGGCTTTACGCTGGACTATATCGCCAAGGCGACAGGATATTCAGCTTCCAGCGTAGCAAACGCGACCGCGTGCGTGGAACGACCATTGGCAAGCAGCGGGAAGGATAAGCAAATCGAAGCAATGATACATAAGCTTGTGCGGTATCGGCCACCGGGCGCTGGCGTACAGCGCGAAAAGAGTCCGTGCGAACACTGTCAATGGCGAATGAACAAGGAGGACCCTGTTGTCTGCGGAGTTTGTTATCGGGAGGCTTTCAGGAATAATGCAGTACGAAAAACTTAAAAACTACGAACGGTACTGGCGCGCGAACCAAAGCATCGAGCAACGCATCATGTCCATGAAATCCGCAGAAACCAGCGTCACGCCGCAGGCCGGAGACGGCAGCCAGCACATGGGAGCACACGACCCGATGCAGTCCGTTGACAAGCGCATAGACTATTGCGCCTCACACAGCGAAGAATACGCCCAGAATCTCGCCGTAATGCATGAGGTGGATAAAGTCATTGCTTCACTGAAAGACCCGTTAGAACGCGAAATTCTGCGGCTCAGATACACCGATTTCAGATATGGGCAGCAGATGTCCTGGCCTCAAGTAAAGGATGCGCTTTATGGGAAAACGCGTGTAAGCAGAACAACCGTGTACAAGCTGCATGATGATGCCGTACACCATTTCTGTGGAAGCGGACAAGACTGTACATAAATGGACATTACTGTACTTGTGTACCATACAAACAATGCGATACAATATACTTGGAAAAGCGCGTAGAGAAATCTGCGTGCTTTTTTCCTTTCTGCGCTGGGGAACGCCATGACGCTGATCCGTCAAAGCCCGGGCAAGGCGTGGAATGAAAAAGGCGAAAACGAGGCTGGGTTCCCGAATGGGAGTAGGCTTAATGCTTAGAATCCTTTGCCTATGCCGTCTTGCTGGCAGACGTGCCAACCGTGAGAGCCGGTTAATACCGCCGCGGGTCGGGAATATAACCCGCATCAGTTTTATAGCTCATCTGCCATGTGTAGAAGGAGCATACGAAAGCGTCCCAGTCATTGGGCGCTTTTTGCAGAATGAAGTCGCGCAAGCTTCTTGTAGGAGCGTATCATGCGCGCCGGTAGATACAGCAGCCCGGATTGTGATACAGACCCCGCCACGCGAGCCGAAAGGCAGCGTACCATGGCGGGGCCGTTTCCTATGTGCTAGTTCTCCCCTGCCCGCTTGTGCGGGCTTTAATCATATATTCCGAGAGAGGTGGTGACGTGTCGAATGAAAAAAATCTTGTTCCATTCACTGAACGAACAGAGAGCGAACAGAGAGCAATCCAACAGAAAGGCGGCATTGCCTCCGGGGCAGCGCGCCGCCGCAAACGGAGCCTGAAAGAGGCGGCGGACGTATACCTTTCCCTACCTGTCGCAGACCGCCGCCGCTGGAATAAGCTGGCGCGCCGCTGTATCGACCCCGAGGATATCGACAATCAAATGGCAATGATCGTAGGGCTGACTGAGGCCGCAACCGCAGGCGATGCGCGCGCGGCAACGGTGATCGTCAAGCTGTTGGGCGAGGAAACGCCTCGCGAGGATACCGGCGCCGATCAGCTCGCCCGCGCCGCGGAACTTCTGGAGGGCATCGATGGCGTTATCGAGTAAGCAAATTGAGTACCTCCAAAGCTGCAGTCACCGCTGGAACATCAAAGTCGGCGCGACGGGCAGCGGCAAAAGCTGGCTGGATTACGCCGTCGTTGTTCCCAAACGTCTGCTGGCACTTCGTGGGCAAGGAGCTGCGGTGATGCTCGGGAACACCCAGGGCACACTTTCCCGCAATATCCTTGACCCAATGCGTGAGATATGGGGCGAGGGCCTTGTCGGTACCATCAGCAGCGATAATACGGCGCTCCTGTTCGGGCGGCGGGTCCATATCCTTGGTGCGGATAATAAAAAACACGTCGCTCGAATCCAGGGCATGACCATCGAATACGCCTATGGCGACGAAATGACTACCTGGAATGAAGAAGTATTCCAGATGCTCAAAAGTCGACTGCGCTGTGGGCACAGCTACTTTGACGGTACGGCCAACCCCGCAGACCCTCACCATTTTGTCAAGCAGTTCATTGACAGTGACGCCGATGTTTACTGCCAAACATCCACCATCGACGATAACCCGTTTTTACCACCCAGTTTTGTAGCGAACCTCAAAACAGAATATGCAGGGACCGTATATTATAACCGCTTCATTCTGGGCCAATGGGCGGCCGCAGAAGGCATCATTTACCGTCTATTTGCCGACAGCATTGCATCTGATGACAAACGATTTCTGTGGCCCGCAGAGACGGCGCCACGGCCATGGAGAGTGCACATCGGCGTAGACTTCGGCGGCAATGGTTCACAGCATGCATTTGTAGCGACGGGCGTGCTGCAGGGATATACCGGATGCATTGGCCTGCAGAGCCGCAGAATCCCTCCGAAAGACACGGATGTATTGTTCCTGCAGAATCAATTCATCGAGTTCGTTGAAGCCGTGTTCGCGCGCTGGGGTGAGGTCCATGCAGTATATTGCGACAGCGCGGAACAGGTACTGAAAAACAGCCTGCGTTCTGCCCTGCTGCGGACACGCTTCTCGTGGCTCGCAGACCGTATATACAACAGCAAAAAGATTGAAATAAACGACCGCATTCGCCTGACGTCCATTCTGATGGGCGGCGGGCGTTTCTGGTATATGCCTGAGGCCGGAACCCTGCGGGATGCTCTGGCCTCCGCCATGTGGAGCGGAAAGCATCCCGGCATGGATGAGCGGCTGGATGATGGCACAACCGATATCGATACACTGGACGCTTTTGAGTATACGATCGAGCGGGACTATAAACGCTATTTGAGGTTGACGGAATGAATATCACACAATTCATCAAATATCTGAATAAAGAAAAAGGCTGGGAGCTGCAGGGGCAATATTATGCCATCATCGACGAGTGGCGGCAATGGTGGCGCGGGAATTACGCGCCGTTCCACTGCATAAAAGAATCCGGGCTGGATGGGAATATCCATACACGTGATATGTACCGTCTGCGTATGCCTAAGCGGGCGTGTGAAGACTGGGCCAGCCTGCTCCTGAACGACAAAACCACCGTGACCGTGGATGACAAGCAATCAGCAGAATGGCTGCTCGGAGACAATGCACAACAGACCGGCGGAGAGCTTGGCCGCCTCGACTTCTGGCACAATGCCAATACGCTGGTGGAGCTTGCATTCCGCAGCGGTACCGGAGCTTTTGTGCTGGGCGTTGAAAACCTTGCCGTAATTGGCGGCATCGCGCAGAACTCGAAAGAAGCGCGCATCTGCATGGATTACCTCCCAGCTGAGTGCATTTTGCCTTTGACGATACGCCACGGAAAAATCATTGACACGGCATTTGCTTCCGAGGTGGTCGTTGGTGGGAAAAACTGTATTTACTTACAGACGCACAAGCTGACAATGAAAAACGGAGTGCAGCAGTATACCATCACGAACGAATATTTCACCAGTGAAAGCGAGGACAGCGAAAACGCCGAATACAAGCCGGCGCCGCTGCCTGCAGGCATGGTAAAGAGCTTTTCCACCGGGAGCGATGTTCCGTGGTTTTCCATCTTTTCACCCAACATCGTAAAAAACATCCCACTCGGCCCGGGGCTGGGCATAAGCGTTTTTTCGGAAGCGCTTGACCAGGCTAAACACTGCGATCTTGCTTTTGACAATTACTGCCGCGACATTTATCTCGGCGGAAAAAAAGTATTCTACAACAAAAATCTGCTGAAAAGCATTATTGACGGCGACGGAAACGTGCATTATTTGCCGCCGGACGATATACGGCAGCAGCTTTTTGTACATGCGCCGGGCTCGGACCCTGAGGCAGAACCGGCTTGGCACGAATACAACCCGGACCTGCGCACGGAAGCGAACAGCCAGGCGGTGCAGGACGCTTTGGATTATTTCAGCTTCAAGGTCGGCCTTGGGACACACCACTACCAGTTCAACGCCGGGAATATCGCCACCGCAACACAGTATACCGGAGACCGGCAGGATATGGTGCAGCATGCAAACCGGCATCAGATAAAAATCGAGGCGGCGTTACTGCAGATCCTGCGGGCCATGCTGTGGGTCGGAAAGGTGCTTACCGGCGCTCCGATCGATGAGAATGCGGCGGTTACCATAAATTTCGACGACAGCTATATCTCCGATGCGGAGACGCGCCGCCAGCGCGATAAGGACGATGCCCTGAACGGTTTTGTGCCCAAATACGTGTATAACATGGAATGGCGCGGAATGAGCGAGGAAGATGCAAGAGCGGCCGTGCAGGAGGCAGCAAACGAAACCGACGGCGGCGAAACGCTGGGCTTTGGCGGTGACGGCTGATGCTCACACCGGAATATCTGGACACGTTACCGGATACCCTGGTATCCTTGTGGCAGCGCGTGGAAGACGACATTCTGCGCGATATAGCCAGACGCATTGGAAAGATGGATACTGTAACGGAAACAGCCGCCTGGCAGTTGTGGAGACTGGAGCAAACCCGGGCGCTGCGCACTGATATTGTCCGCTTGCTGGCAAAATACAGCGGCAAAAGCGATACGGAAATCCGACGCCTGCTGCAGGAGGCCGGAACACGGACGCTGGCCAGCGACGATGCACTTTACCAGGCCATGGGGCTTGACCCACCCAACGTAAACACCTCACCCGCACTACTCAACTTGCTGAACGCCGGATATCGGCAGACGCGGGGGACGTGGCAAAACTTTACCCGCACGACAGCGAATACGGTCACACGACAGTTTGAAAATGCACTCGACCGCGCATGGCTGCAGGTGTCTTCCGGGGCATTTGATTACAAGACAGCCATAAAACGCGCTGTGGATGGACTGTCGCAGGATATGAAATATATCACGTACCCGACAGGCCACAGGGACACACTGGAGGTGGCTGTGCGGCGGGCAGTGCTTACGGGTGTAAACCAGACAGCATGCAAGCTGCAAATAGCCCGGGCTGACGAAATGGGCTGCGAATTTGTGGAAGTGAGCGCACACAGCGGCGCGCGCAGTGATGGCAGCCGCGGCCCTCGTGACCACGCCTGGTGGCAAGGCAAAGTATATCATCGCGGCAGCGCTGTTGAATACAACGGGGAACGCTACGAGAGCTTTGAAGACGCCACCGGCTACGGCACGGGCGAAGGGTTGTGCGGTTGGAACTGCAGGCACAACTTCCACCCATTCTGGCCGGGCATTTCAGTGCCCAATTATACGCCGGAGCGTCTGGCTGAATTGAATGCACGCAATATCGGGTACAACGGCAAAATGTACACCCGGTACGAGATTGACCAGCAGCAGCGGGCACTTGAGCGCCGAGTGCGGGCAGCAAAAAGAAAATACCTGGCTGAAAGCGCAGCAGACGTGGATACCGCACAGGCCGCTGTGCAACTGAGCTACGCACGTCATAAACTGAAAGCCTTTGTGCAGGCCACAGGCGGCCGTGCAGACAGCGCGCGGGAAGGCGTGAGCGGGTTCGGACGGATCCAGGCGAGCAAAACTTCATGGGCGGCCAGAAAGCTGGGAATGGGCACTTCTACGCTGAAGTCCAAAGACGCCATGCGCGCGCAGCTTTCCGCGCTTACCGATGCGGAGCGGGCGCAGCTTACGCAGTACACGGGGTTTGACGCAACGGCCATCAACAGCGCGATCCGCCACGGGCGAATCAACGCCGCAACACAGGAAAAAATCTCCATTCTGGACAGTGCTCTGGCTAAAGGTACTATTCCGAACAGCATCACGCTGTACCGCGAGACTTCGCTGAGCTTTTTGGAGCTGGACGGCGGAATCCATGTAACCCGCGACAACATAGGGCGATGCAAAGGCAGAATAATTCCTAACCGTATATTCACTTCGACCAGTTTCCGTCAGCTCGGACTGCCGGGCCGTGACACGGTGATCGAACTGCACGTGCCCGCCGGGTACCATGGCGCGCTGTATATACGGGACCTTGCTCACCCACAGTATAAGCTACAGGATGAGGTCCTGTTCGCGCGCGGACTGAAGTATAGGATCCTTTCCGTTGACGCCTCTGGAGAACGGGTGTATATTAAAGCTGAGGTGATCAAAACATGATTCGGGAAGAAGATATCAGCCCATCTATGGCCTATCCGGATGTCTGGGGAGAGCCTATTGTGCCTATGTGCAACGGCTGTAAATTCTGGCAATATCAAAAAGATGTCTGTAAAAGATATCCAAAAGGAATCCCCGGCTCGATCCGATACGAGGAATATCACGAGTGCCCGGAGTTTGAGTTTGTCCCAGAGGATGACATCAACTATAAATATGTGAAAGCTAATATCGAGCGCCTGAAAAAATAACCGCTTTTGAATTATAAGACGAAACCACCACTCCACTCATGGGCGGTGGTTTTTTCATGCCCAAATTCAATAGCACAAGGTCCACCCTCCGGGGCGGGCCTTTTGTTATGCCCTGACCGGCTGCACGAGGCCGGAGAGGGCTCCATACTACCCCTTGCGCTGGGGATACAATACGCGCCCCGCACATACCGGGACTGGCCGGATAAAAAAGGATGGCGGGCTGAAAGGAGTTTTTTATGCTGGAGTGGTTGAAAACCATCCTCGGAGACCACTACACCGAGGACATCGACAAGCAGATCAGCGCCGAGATCGGCAAGGGGTTTGTGGCCCGTGCTGATTTCAACAGCAAAAACGATGAGCTGAAGACCGCGAATGACACGATCAAGGAGTTGCAGAAGGCCGCAAAAAAATTTGACGGCCAGGATGTAGAGGGCCTTAAAAATCAGCTGAGCACGCTACAGACCAAATACGACACCGATATCGCGGCCGTGCGCAAGGTCAGCGCCATCGACATCGCGCTCGCCAACAGCAAGGCGAAAAGCGGCAAGGCCGCACGCGCTTTGCTCGACCTGGACGCTGTAAAGCTGGACGGCGACAAGCTGCTGGGATTTGACGATCAGCTGGAAGCTCTGAAAAAATCCGACCCGTGGCTGTTTGACACCACGGATACAAACCCCGGTCAGGACGGCACCGGCGTACACGTCGATACCGGTGCAGAACACGGGCAGGGCGGCAGTGCCGCACCGTCTGACGGCGTGACCGCTGCTTTTGCCGCGCTCAATCCTGACCTCAAACTGTAAAAAAGGAGAAGTGAATCAATATGGGAGGACCTACTAATACGCATACCCTTCAGGACCGATATTCCCCGCTTGTGGACGCCAAGCTGCGCAACACGCTGGTAACGAAAGACAACCTCATTTTCAACAACCGCTATGAGGGTAATCCCAAGGCAGGCAAGGTGAAGATCCCGGTGCGCGACACTGAGGCGGAGGTTTCCAAATACGACCGTGCAAACGGGCTTTCCCCCAAGGCTGGCGGCACCACATATCTTGATCTGGATATCGACAACGATGTCGCTGTGAACGAGCTGATCGACGGATACGAAGCGAGCGCCGTGCCGGATGGCATCGTAGCCGAGCGTCTGGACAGCGCGGGCTATGCCCTGGCGGAAGTCATTGACACAACCAGCATTAAAACGCTGGAAGCTGCGGAAAACGCCAATATTTCCACAACGAAAACGGCTTGTACAGCCTCCACCGCTTACAAAGAGGCACTGGCCGCCAAACGCACAATGAGCCGCTGCGGCGTACCCAATACCGGCCGCTGGATGATCGCTGCGCCCGAATATCTGGAAGTTCTGATGCAGGACCCGCTGTTCGTCAAGCAGGGCGATCTTTCTCAAGAGCTGGTAAAACAGGGCGTCGTGGGCCGCATCGCTGGGTTCAACGTATTTGAAAGCAATAACATGCTGTACAAAGACAAAACCTTCGCGTCGGGAAAAGAAACCACGACTGAGTTTATCTGCGGCCATCCCAACTGGTGCCACCGCGTGATGGAGTGGCAGATACCCGTGCATAAGCAGGACCTGGCGGGCTCCGGCAAATACATTGGCGCCTCTGCAGTGCAGGGCCGCAAGGTGTTTGGCACGAAAGTATCCAAAGGCCAGACGCTGTACATCAAGCGCATCGAGACCGCTGTAAGCGGCGGCTGAGAGGTGTCCTATGCTGTACTGTGATTATGACACTTACACCGCCATGGGCGGTGCTATGAGCGCAGAGCAGTATGGCGTGTGGGGGCCGCGAGCTTCCCGAAAAATCGACGAGCTGACCCTC